TTTACTGCTGCGTCATAGTAGTCGCCCATGTTATGATCTGCGACCCCATCAAATCTTGTGTCGTTTGCATCCTCAAGTTTAATAACTGGATGAGTATGAACGTATCCAGCAAGCCATGGAGGAGTCGTTGGCACAATATCATTACCGTGTACAAACCTGTAGTGTTCAAGATCTTTAATCCTCCTTTTCAATCTACGTCCCCCTGGTCTTGGAGATCCAGCAGTTACAAGTGCTATATTTGTATTACCTGATTCCCAAAGGAGATCTGCTATTAATGTAGCAGTAGCACCACCAAGTGAATGACCTGCTATAACAAGTTTTCTTTCTGGGTTTAATCCTTCGTAGGCAACTACTAATTGTGCTAATGTTCTATTAGCATTATTTTTAAATCCCCTATGACAATCATCCCTTTTAATTAAAAACTTAAGATTAGTAATCCAATCAGTAGTTTCGTTCGTACCTTCTACTGCAAGAATAGTATGTCCTGCAATTTTCCTACTAACCAGATAATCTTCTGAATGAGGATATACATCTCTACAACATCTTAATGCTTCGAGAACTACTTCTTTTGGGAGTGTTCCTTTACAACTCATTTGCTAAACGCAACTGAAGTATATAGTCTCCTAAATATTTTTTTAAAACTGTAAGGGAAGGACTCGAACCTCCAAGACCCCCGCAAAGGAATCGGCTGTTAAACGGACAGCTGTGTTTACCATTTCACCACCTTACATTGAGGATCCCTAATCAGGGATCGCTTGCATTATACGTGTAACTCCTATTCCACCACCACTTCTGGGGAAGAAATCAAAGTTAAGGAACTCTTCAAGTTCTGCTTCTACTCTTTCCTTACCAAATAATTTGTAAAGTAAGTTAGCATATTCACCCTCAGAGATAGTATGGAATGTATCACGCATCTGTTCCTTATCGGTGCTGCGTTCCGCACTACCAATAGTCTCCATACCATTTAAGATTACATCAATCTTCTTACTGGTTACACCATCATCATATCTTGCCATATTCCAGAATGGTGATGTCCACTCAGGGAACTTAGTAATCATACCACGACCAATCTTCTCTTCATGTTCGTGCTCAAGTTCTTTTGCGTTGAACATATTACCCCAATCATCATAAGAAAGAATATTCTCTTGATCTAAGGGTATTCCAAGATGTTCGCACAATTCAATCTCCATCTTTTCAAGTTCTTCTACACCACCGTGCATTTCAAACTCAAACATAGGGAAGATAGTTTCGTGCCTACCTGGTACAGGATTTGGTTCTGCTCTATATGATGTAGATAAACAAAAGAAACCTGGTGCTTCTGGGTTCTTGAGTAATTCATACTCTAACCACATCTGCCCAGTTTGAGGTAATGGCCAAACATTATCGCCATAATTATAAGTTGCTACTGTTTCTGGATCTTCACAAGCAGCAAGAATACTTAAACGGTTCTGAGTATGAACTTCGTAAAAACCTTTGGACAAAAAAAATGACCTTAATAGGTCAAGTGTTTTGGTATATTTTTTCGGATCAATCAGGCTTGTCATTAATTTGTCGCAAAACTGAATTTATTTATAAAATTCTTTATGGTCTCGTATATCATCTGGAACGTTTTCTGTTGATCCAGACACATACTTAGCATGTTCTTTGCGTTTTAATACCCTTCGTGCTCTAGCACCAGCATCTTGTGCCTTTTCAGGTTTCCTTTCTTCCTTCTTTTTCTTTTTATCTAAAACTTTTTTTCTTGCTTTATGATAAAAATCCGAAAATTTATTCTCTTCAAGCATCGTGTGGGACGTTAAAAATTTCTGATCCACCAGTAGTATTAATAGTGGTTTTAATATCTTTTGTAGCAAAATTGTATGCTATCTCATGTAAAGATTGTGGAACATTAACCACTTCTAATCCTTCTTTCGTGTTGATAACGATGTCTTCATTCATTTTCATTTTGATCTCCATAGGTGGGTCGAACCAGTCATCATACAGACCGTCATAATCAGGTGTAATAATAACTTCGCTCATATTATATATTACTTGTTCTTATTCTTGTCAATAGTTGCTTGTTGACCTGCCTGTGTAGGATAATTTTTACCCTTGTTTTTATTAACAGGAGCAACTATTGCACCAAGAACTTTTCCAACAGGATTTTTCTCTACAAATTCAGTTCCTTTATCAAGAACTTTTTTTACAGTTTCGTATGCACCTTCGTCAACCTTTTCCTTGTCCTTATCCCAACATTTTTCTACTGCATCAGGATCTGCTATAAGCATAGCATTTTTAGCACCTTTAGAACGAAGTTTGTTCTTAATTACATTAATCTTGGCATAATATCCACGCATATCCTTTTTCTCTTCTTCCTTCTTATCTTTAGGATTTAAGGATTTGCCCTCTTTATCATAACCATAATCAGCATCTTCATAATATGCATCTTTTTTCTTTTTCTTTGCATCACATGCTTTTTTCTCAGCGAGATTTTTAAGCATTGCTTGATGAGCAAAAGAGGCATAAATGCCACCTCTAGCAGCATTCTTAGAACTCTCTTCAGACTTATCTTCTGGAGCAACTGTTACAGCACCAGACTTATAATTGTCAACAGCACCATCACCTACCTTTTTACCTTTAGGTTCAGTAGAAATAGTTCCATCAGCGATAAATGCTTCTGCTCTTGTCTTAATAGCACTACCAATTGCCTTACGACGTTTTAGTAAATACTTGTCACTCTTATCAACATCACCATCATTATCCACATCAGAATCTTCCTTACCAACAGGATCTAACTTACCACCACCTTTTGCTGCAGCAGTATCAGACCCCTTCTTACGCTCACCTTCATAAGGTTCGCCATGATCAGTCATTTCAACCGATTGAATATTTGGGTTAGAACGAAGTTGTGTGATCTTAGTACGGTCAGCATATCTCACATATGATTTACCGTTCTTATCTTTAACTCTTATCTTATACTTACCACCTTCTTGTTCTTCTAATTGCTGAAGATATGCAAGTTCTATTTCTTTATTCTCTTCTTTTTCAACGAATACTTTATATAATGCGTTTGCTACATTATCAGTAGCCCACCCATCTGCACCAGCAGTAAATTGCTCCTTCACACCACCACCTTCTTTACCAAATAACTTAGCTCTAACAGCAGTTCTTTCTGCCTGACTTAAACTACTATTAGACATATATTGAGCGTAAGCAGCCTTCAGATCAATATCTTCTCTCCGAGCACGATATCTTATGTCATATACAGCCTGACGAATTTTCTTTTCAGAACCTTCCTCTACAGATCCACCACCTTTGTTTGCATCTGGTCTACCACCCTCTTTCTTAACCTCAGGTGCTGCAGCAGGTGCATGTTTTCTTGCTGGTAATTCTTCAACGATATTTTTACTCATTGGAAAACTTCACTACGACTTTTTTCTTACCTTGTATTTATTTATGAATTGTATTCCCCAGCTACTTCCAGGTACTAATGATGCAACATACTTAAGATGTGCATCTGTTCCAACTTCTCTTTGATTTGCTGGAACACCAGATGTAGTAGTTCCATTTACTGCCGATTCAGTTACATCCTTTATCCATGATTTAAACATTATATTATCTTCTGTTACACAAATCAAATGATTCGCACCTCTACGAATAATTCTACCAATTAAACCAGTATTTACATTTTCAACTTTAGTTCCTATATCAAAAACTTCTTTTTTAATGTATGCTTCACGTAAGTTTTCTGGATCATCTTTAGGTGCTATCTCCCATATGTTCCAACACTCTTTAACTTCATCAACACCCATTCCTTGACGAACAGTATCAAACAAAGCCATTGCTTGTTTTCTAGGAACATCTTCAGGTAGACCAGAACGGAAAGTTTTAAAATCACCTTCCATCGCTGCTAATCTCATCCTTGATGAAGATAAACCTTCTACACCATCAGAATCAGGATCTCTTTCCCCAGAAGATATAACTTCTAATCCTTCAAAATCATATAAAGTACCATTATAATTTTGGGATAGTTTATCAAATTCCTTTACTCTATCATCACCAGCAACTATTCTTACATTTGCATATCCATCATTATGTGCTTTTTTTAGAACATCAAATATAGTTCTATTTCCAGTATCATTAATAATACGTTCACTATGTTGAGGGAACATCTGCCTCATCATAGAAATCTTAGTATCAGCATCTAGTGGATTCTTCTTCTTATCATTACTACGAGAAGGAACAATAATATAATCACTCTCTTCTGCAGATGCAGATGCAGCAGCAATATCCATTAATTGTTGATGACCTGCGTGTGGTGGATTAAATCTACCAAAAGCAAGTGTCAAAGTTCCTTTAGTTTTGGGAACTGGTGGAGGACCTGCAGCAAGGTCTGGACTTTGCAAAGATTGTGTAACTTGTGCTGCTGCCTGTGCTTCCTGTTCTTCAGGTGATATTTCTTGTTGAGCTGGTGCTTCAGAACTTGATGCTGAAAGATTCTTTTCTTTCTCGGATTGTGCTGGATCTTGAGCACCTATCCTTTGCCTTTTATTATAAAACTTTAATCTACCCTTTTCAGTCTTTGCAATAAATTCTCCAGTAGACCTATCATACCACCCACCATGACCATCACCCTCTAATCCTAGACGAGCAGCCTGTTGAGTAGCAGTAGTTTCAATTAAAAATTCTGAAAAAGATTTCATCAGTTCTGTATTAATTTCAGTTTAATAGATTGTTTATTGGCAACAATATACTCTAATATTTGATTCTTCTTTACCTTATATTTATCATCTTTCTTACCTGTTAGGCATAAATGCACAAAAGATAAGAAATTTTCAAATAAATTTCCACGAACATGTTTTATTTTTTTAAACTCAATAATAAGTTGTTCTATCAAATTATTCATTATTCAACCAAGAAATCAAGATTACGATCTATATCTACAGGTGATCTAGCAGGTCTTTGAGTTACCTGAAGTGCTGTAGTAAATCTATAATTATATATGGGTGTACTACCACCTCTTTTTGTTCTTATTCTTACTCTTAATCCTGGTGTAAATTGTGGAACATTTAGACCTGCTGGATTTGATGCCATATAATAAAGTCCATATCCACCTACTTGAATATAATAAGTTCCTTTAGATGCGTAATAACTATGTAATGCATTTGAAGGTATCGATATAAATTTATCAGCAAACTTTCTATAATCTTCAGTTACCATTGCTTGAGTAAACTCTGATGGTATTACTGTTCCTTTATTTGGAGCACCTTGTATTCCCCATACTTGATTTACAAAAGGTTCAACACCAACAGTACGCAACAATCTTCTCATCTCAGATGCTGCTGAAGTATTAGCACCACCCAAAGACCAAACACCTTGACTATAATTTAAAGTCCCCTGACCATAGTCAGTTGCTAAATTTAATTTAACTTCTAAGTTATGGGTTCTTCCACCATACGTAAACATCGCATCAGGAGCACTAGCATTAGATCCTGCAGGAGAAAATCCAGCAGGAACATATCCACCACTTTTTAATTTATTGTGGACTCTACTCTCGTAAGCAAATCCCTGTTGCCCTGCCATTTAAATACTTTTCAAGTATTTATTTAAAGAACTCTGTCTTCCATCCATCTATTAATAGTAGTATCATATTCAGCAGTATGTCTGAATGCTTCTACCATAAATTGTTCCCTTAAAGTCTCAGGTTTAATTGATATATTACCTTTAATTGAATCCATATAAATCCCATACTGATGTGGGTTAGTCATCACAGCAACATCCTTAAAATTCTTTGCGGCTGATCTCACCATACTAGGACCACCAATATCAATATTCTCAATTGCATCTGCAAGAGTTACATCTGGTTTAGCAATTGTTTCTGCAAAAGGATATAAGTTAACAGCAACAATATCAATCAATCCAATCCCATTTGCATTACGATCCATATCGTGTACAGGATTACCACGTTGAGCAAGAATACCACCATGAATCTTTGGGTGTAGTGTCTTTACTCTTCCATTAAGAATCTCTGGCGAACCAGTATACTCAGATACCTTAGTTACAGGTATTCCTTCTGCTGCTATTACAGAATGTGTTCCACCACTAGAAATAAGAGTGTAACCATAATCAACTAGAGATCTTGCGAAATCTACGATACCTGTTTTATCCGATACACTTAGTAATGCGTAATTAGCCATAATTGTTTAATGTAAGAAATGTCGTTTGTTTGTAAATATCATAGTCATATTCAACTCATTACAAGCATCAATAGATTCTTGGTCTTTAATACTTCCACCTGGTTGAATGACTGCTTTAATACCATAATCATATGCGAGTCTTACGGTATCACCGAATGGGAAGAACCCATCACTTGCTAATGCAGCACCACTAACTTGAGTATATGCATTTAAAGCAATCTTTGCTGAACCAACACGATTCATTTGTCCTGCACCTACACCTAATGTAGCACCATCACTAGCAACTAGAATAGCATTAGAACGAACGTGACGACAAACCTTCCATGCAAAAGTAAGATCAATTCTTTCTTGATCTGTTGGTTGTCTATCACTAACTACTTTCCAATCATCTATATTAACTGGATCGTTATCCTTTTCTTGAACTAATACTCCACCAAGAATACTCCTGACATTATATGGTTTTAGTTGCATATTATCAATATCCAACTCAAGTAATCTTAAGTTCTTTTTAGCAGCAAGTATTTCCTTCGCTTCATCACTAAATGATGGAGCAACGATACATTCATAGAAAGCACCTGTTAATTCATTAGCACACTCAGTATTTACTTCTCTATTCAAAGCAATGATTCCACCAAAGCAACTTACCCTATCAGAATCTAATGCTCTTGTTAATGCAGAATCTATTGTCTTTCCTATAGCAACTCCACAAGGATTTGTATGCTTAATTACAACAGCAGCAGGTTCATCAGGAAATTCCTTTACTGTTGATACTGCTGCATCTAAATCTATAAGATTGTTATAACTTAACTCTTTACCTTGTAATTGGTTTGCAGATGACAAACCGTGGTCTGGATAAACACACCAAGTTGCTTGTTGCTGTGGGTTCTCACCATATCTTAAAGTTTGTTTGAACTTTAATCCAGTTAGTAACTTAGATGAATCATGCATTACACATCACCTTCCTTTCTGTTTTCTGAGTAATGAACATCAAACTCTCCACCAGGATATCTTGCCTTTAACTTCTCTACATTCATTTCAATAATCTCATTGAAGTCTGTATCAAGTGCCATACACGCTTGAGCAACATACCACATGATATCTCCAAGTTCTCTCTTCATATGAAAAATATTATCTTCATTAACTGGTTTACCTTGGAAGACAATCTTCTTAACTACTTCAGTAAACTCACCACCTTCAGCACATATGCCAAGAGCAGCAGTTAATAAACGATGAACAGGAAGTCCATCACCACTCTCTACTGATTGTATTCCAAAACATCTAGAATTGAATGTGATATAATCCTTTGATTCTTGAGATGTTACTGCATCTACAAACTCAGTATACTTTTCAGTATCTACTTGCTTACTCATTAA